CGCTCGTTGCTTTCAACTCGTTAAGTACAGTGAAAGCCACAGACCCAACCGAATAATCCCGGTTTCGAGCCACACCACGACCATTGTTCGTCCTGATGAACTCTTGCGAGTTGTTATACTCAACTTTAAACGACGCCCAATCCGAATCGCCGACAAAATCAAGCGCATGATTAATGTAGACGTTAAGTTCACTAGGATTAATACTGTCGTCACCGTAGCAAACCGAAGCCAGCAAACGTCCCGAGTGAAAACTTGTCTTGACCACGCAAAGATCGAACACGATATCTGCCCTCCAAAAGCTGAATTGGTTAAGCACTGCAACGTTGACTGGATACTGGATAGTCGTGTAAGTCAAACCCGAAGAGGAGGTTCCAAGAAAATCAAAAAGTGAATCCAAACGTAACGTCAGCTTGTTTGTGTTTGCGATGTCCACTGCCGACCAGGAGAATCGTGTTAAAAACCCTTGCTTTCCACAAATCTCTGAGATAAGTGACTCATGTCCGTCACGGATTGAGATGGGCTGGTAACTCATCTCAGCCTGATGTAGCTGTAGTGCTGTAGTCACCTCAACTCCGTTTGACTTGCTCATAGATGAAAACTGACCCGCAATCGGGACCGACCCACCAGCCAACGGGGGATTGTCCATAGGGATGGAGGCGTCGGCCTTACCATCCTGAGAAAGCTTTCCTCCGCCGTCAACTCCAGCTTGAATAGGCATATCACCTCCAATGTTACCAACACTGCATGAGTTCGTCACATTGGTAGTGGACACATTTGATCCTTGCGCTACGTAAGAGCCGCTTGCAGCCAGAAGAGCACCATTAGGATCACGGGCAAATCCAAATGCAGGGGCAACCCCAGTAGTTGGAGCAACCGGAATTGGTCGCGGGATCTTGAAGTTGGCGTCAAACGACACAAACATGGTTATATCGCAATTCCCCGCCGCCACAGAGACCAGAGGAGAGAACACGTCGACCTTAATGGATCCCAAAACCTCCTTGAAGAAAGCCGCGTTGGTGCTGTTCAAAGCGGATCTCCAATAACGGAAGTTAATATATAATTCACTAGTAGAATTCTGGCAGGGTCGCAGCCAAGTATGATTGTATGACGGCTTAGACCCGCGATCGGGAGTTCCCGTGTTCAGGGGGACATGGTAACAAATACACATGCCAGCCTGTGTCGGAGTTCCGTTGACTTGGAAAACAATCTTGACATCAGTCACTGAATACAAGAACGAAGTGAACGGCATGTTCTGAACGTTCTGTTGATCAGCAAGACCTAGGAGACCGAAAGGGACATCTCTAGAGACTAGGTTAGTCCCCTCAACCTGAGTTGAGTTCCATTTGACTGTGTAGCGTCTCATAAGCGAGTTCGCACCATAATTGATGTCTGCCGTGTTATCGTTCAACGCCTTACCGGCTAAGGACTTTTGATCCTTCTGCGGGTATGGTCCTGCTGTCACACGGGTATCGGTCATGATCTTCGTCATTCCAGTCCTTGTCACGGTCGGCGTCGCATCGGAAACCGCTTGCTCCATTTGACCTCCGTAGATAGGGAAGTCGGAACCGGAGTCTGTGGTTCTCGAAGCCACACACAGACCCAAGCTTGCCCACGACTGATTTAACTCAGGGAACTCGCGACCCATCGACTGATAGGC